AGTACAACACTTGTTCCTGTCGTGGCAGTGTAGTCTGTTGCTGGCTTGAGCAGGACACCGTTCTGATACACATCCATGTACAAGCTGTCAGCATAGGTAAGTACCTTACTGTCTGCGTCACTGCCGCTGAAAGATGTTTGACCTGCCGTAGCCTGATAGACAAAGCGGTTACGAACACCTGTTGAGGGGGATTTACCTATGTATGGCATTAATTACTCCTGTGAAGCTAGATGCGCTGCATAAGCGTCCTTAACTTCTTGTGTGAACACAGCGTTACAAACCGCTGTGACATCAGCATCTTCATTAGTCAAATCAGCGTTAGGCAATACAACGTGCCGTGAAAAACTGCGGCTAATCTCAACGCCATCACGCTTGATGATTGTTGCTGTCCGAACGCTCACCGCTGACCAGTCGCCTTTGTTTACAATTTCAATCTTGTCGTTAACTGTTTCTTCTGTTAGTGCCATCTGTTTATCTCCTTTGATGGTTGGACTGTCCGACCCTTGCCTTTACTGACAGGGTTATTGGCTTGTATAGTAAAACCCCGAAAAGAATACGTCTGAGGTAGCTGCATCAACATCACCGTAGTCTGTTTGAGTATCATTTAAACCGACACCCGACTGAGTAAACACCACATATCCAGCTGACGAAAATGTTGAATTAAATTGTGTCCTACTATCTTGACCAGTGATGTTATCAACCACAGCCGCACCGCGAGTGTCTATATTATCAATAGTAAAGGGAAGCCCTGTCACGCGAAGCTGAAAAGACGAAGTTGTGCCTGTGGTGTCAATGTTATTAATAGACCCGTGAATATACACCACATTTCCTATTTTAGTGTATTTACCGCTAACCGAACCAAAGGTAGCCGCAGTGCCTGAGTTAGTAGATGAGGTAGGTGTCCAAGTGCCTTCTTCATAGTCACCCAACGTATTGGCACTACCCGAACCACCAAGTTTAATGTCGGTTACTTGACCTATTCCAGCATTGATAATTTGAGTAAGTGCCATATTTACGTTTCCTTATGCGTAAGGGCTATCGCCAAGTACGTCTGCATCCCAAGCTGCCTTGAGTGCTGCAATGTCGCTGGCACTATCAATAGCGGCAGCAGCAGGTGCATCACGAAGGGCATCCTTTGCAGCAGCAATAGTAGTTGTGCTAGTGCCAGCTTCTAGTGCCTTCATCAGTTCCACGTCCTTTGCTTCAAGCAATGGCTTACGTGCTTCACGAATCTTGTCACGGAAGATTGCTCGTGCTGCATCCATGTCTTCACTAATCACGCTTCCATTGAGAGACCATGCACCACGAAAGTGACGGTCAGAAGGAACGGTAGCTGTGGAAGCATCAATCTGATTTCCGTCCTTATCTACGATGTATGTTGTTGCCATTAGGTTTCTCCTCTTAGGCTGCGATATCAGTGGCAGTTAAGTCTTCAGTTATCTTCCAAGCGTTGCGCCACTCTCTAGTGCTTGGTAACTGTTCCTTGCGGCAGATAACCATCTTTGGTTTATTGCCTGTATCCCAGTTCTGCCACACGTGCTGTGGGCAGTCCTTCATAATCAAATACTCAATCGCTTCTTCTTCTGTCATTGCTCCTACGGGTTCAGTCGTATGCAACAGGTAGCCACGAGTATGCTTCTTGAAATCCGGTTGTGCTTCGTCCTTTGCTAACTCGTGATACACCCACACTGGTGGTAGGATGCCGCCTTGTAAAGCGCAAGCCATCCAGTTAGGGTCAGGCACAAGTATCTTGGCGCACTCATCAATGCTGTCCTCAAAGACAACACGGTAGTCAGACTGCACACCGTCTAGGTTTTCTTTAGCCCAGCATAGTCGGTCAAATAGGTGAGTGCCTTTGAAGTCTGGTGTCTGCATTAGGCTAGTTCTCCGTGGTTAATTTTATGTACACGTTGCATATCTCTAGTAGACAGGTCACTTGCTAAAGCACAAACAACTTTACCGCTAGATGCCGCTTGAGCCTGTAAAGTTCCTATGCGACCGTGATTAGTGCTGTTGTTTTCATCAGCCGACATAGTTGATACATAATTATCTGCACTACTAAATGTGGTTGTGTAATTAACTTGGTAATTTCCAGTGCCATTGTCCGTAAGACTTGCAGAGTTGATGCTGTCTAGTATTGCGACAGTTCCAGTACCATTAAATATGCACCACATCTTCGCACTACCATTAACAACATAGTCCGTCGTCACCGAACCTGCGGTGCTGTGTTCCAGCGTATCTGCTATAATTTTACCAGCCATTATGCTAAATCTCCGTGAACACTAAAGTTAGCCTGAGATGGGTCAGTGAAAGAAATAGTGTACACTAACCAAACACAAGCATAAGCAGTTGTTGTATTGACTGTGTGAGCCGCGCTATTATTCATTTGTGTTTGACCCCAACCATATGCACTTGCACCGATTCTGCTACAAGCATGAGGCGTTGAATAGTTAATTGAACTCATTGCATTGGTTAAGTTCATAGTTGCGTAACCAGTTGCTGAGTCCGTGATTGAACTGTGGTTGAATGAATCATCAAGACTTGGTGTGCCACCAGAGTATGTAAGACCAGCCCACGCCTTCGCCAGCCCCTGTTGCAAGGACTGAGTAGCCGCACCGCCCTCGCTGGTTACAGTAATAGAGCCAGCAGAGGTCTTGCCTGTGAGATTGTCAACTAGGATGGTACTCATGCTAGGTCTCCAAATACTGCTATACCAACAGGGTCTAAATCAATTTGTGTTCCATCTGAGCCTGTATAAAGCCTAACTTGAGATGCACCGCCACCAGTGTCCCAAGTAACTGTGTCATTCCAATCCGTGTTAGGTTGTGTTGCTCCAGTACAAGCATAACTATCTGCAGAACTAAAAGAATTTGTTACATTTACCCACGGTTCGCCTACACCGTCATCTGTTAAACTAGCGACATTTAGGCTGATGTCCGTGGCAATTGTTCCTGTGCCATTTATCTGGGCAAAAACCTTCGCCGCACTCTGATTAGTCAGCGTGACTGCACCGCCAGATGTGTTCTGGATTGTATCTGCTCGTAATGTACTCATAGTGTCACCAATGTTCCACCGCTATCCACGGTCAATGTTACACCAGATGCTATGGTAAGCGGTCCAGTTACGTTAGCATTCTCAGTTCCGACAATGGTAATGTCCGAACTCAACGTCTGGGCATTGATACGGAACATGCCGTTATTCTTAAAGTTGCCTTTAAACTCATCAGAGGGAGTGATTGAACCTGCAGTGAGGTCAAGGAAGTTTACAAAGATGTTTGCAGTGCCGCTAGAAGGAGCAGCAGTAAAGGTGAGGGTAACGCCATTAGGAACAGTGTAGGCACTGGCAGCATCTTGGACAACGCCATCAACCGACACAATGATGCTTTGCTTCGTTGCAACTGTGCGGTTCAGGGTAAATGTGGTTGTTGAACCATCACCATTAAACTGTTGTACCGCTGGGGTAGAAAAGTATGAAGCGGCAGGTATGTTACCTTGATAGGCCATGCCCTACTCCTTATGTAATGTCAAGATGGCTAAGAACAACGTCAGCAGATGATGCTGTATCCGATGTGACCTTGATTGCGTCACCCGGTTCTAGCACAACCTTCTGGTCACCACCAACCACAATTAAAGAACCACCAACAGGCACTGGAGCATCTTTAACAAGGTACACACTGTCTACTGCTCCTGATGTACGACCTGAACCGTCAAGCTGTACATCTACAGTAATCTGTGATGTTACGATGTTAGCGACACTCAGACCAATGATGGTGGTTTCGGTGGAAGCACCACAAGTTAGAATAGTCGCTGGGGACGTTCCAACTGCTGTGTCTGTTTCTGATAGGAAAGCGTTTGCCATAGTAATCCCTCTTTGGATATATTATAAAGTATATTTAGTGATTTGTCAACCCAAAGCAATAGCAAAAGCTAAAGCTGACGGGTCTGTTTCGGTCACGGTGATGTTAGTTAGCTGTGAACCGTCTACTGCAGGTAGTCTTGAAGAGCCATCCAAAACTACGACGTTGCCTGAAGATGTTCCTGTATCTACTAGAGCAGCAGTGCCAAGACCTAGTGTAGTACGCTGTGCGCTGGCGTCTGCATCATCAAGCAAAGCCTTACCTGCGGCTGTTAGGTCGTAAGTGGAAGCAGTGCCACTACCAGTAAACTGAATACCCTTATCTGCTGCAGATGTCAAACCAGCAATAGCAGCTAGTTCTGCGTCGTAAGCCTGTACATCTGTACCAATAGCAAGACCAAGTGTAGTACGTTGAGCCGAAGCATCAGCATCGTCCAGAATTGCCTTACCAGCAGCAGTTAGGTCGTAAGTTGCAGCAGTACCGCTGCCAGTAAACTGGATGCCCTTATCTGAAGCCGATGTTAACCCTGCAAGTGCTTGTAACTCCGCGTCTAATCTTGCATTGGCTACTGTTCCGGTAAGCTGGGAGGCATCAATACTTTTATTTGTAAGTGTTTGTGTACCCGTTAGTGTAGCTACAGTGCTATCAATATCTAGTGTCACGTCACCTGTAGTGCCGCCGCCTGTCAGGCCAGTACCTGCAGTAACCGCAGTAATATCGCCCACTGGTACAGCAGCAACCTGTGTATCTACGTAGCTTTTAATTGCTTTGGCAGATGCCAGTGTAGTATCAGTAGCAGCAACACTGGACAAGTCTGTATCCAATACGCCAGACTTTAAATTATCAACTTCAATGTTTGATACAGTGTTGCTATCAACATCAATAGTTTTGTTCGTTAATGTTTCTGAACCAGCAAGTGTAGCAAAGCTGCCATCAGACAACGCTGTATTAAACTCTGCCGTAGTACCAGTAACAGTAGCCTCACTCAAGTCAACAGTAACTGTGTTGCTTGCGCTATCAATCGTTTTGTTAGTAAGTGTTTGTGTACCCGCTAGTGTAGCTACAGTGCTGTCAATAGCAAAAGTAACAGCATTACCTGCACCAGCAGTATCAATGCCTGTGCCGCCTGTAAGCGTGAGAGTCTCGCTGTCAAGGTCAATATTAAGTGCGCCACCCGTATCTGCTTGGAAGTCGAGGTCTTGTGCCGTGACCTGCGCATCAACATACGCCTTAATCGATTGCTGCGTAGCCAACGCCGTATCGCTGTCAGAGGATAAAGTATCTTCATCTAATATATCCGTAACGGTTGTAGTTGGCATTCCAATGCTGTCAACATAGGCAACACCATCAATGTATAAGTCTTTAAACTCAAGACCACTTGCACCTAAATCAACATCATTATCTGTTACAGGGACAACGGCTCCGTCCTGTACTCTCAACTGTTCTACAGAGGAACTGGATACATCTACAAAGAAACCAACACGATTGTTTGTGTCATCAACAACAACCTTGTTTATGGGGGTTGCTATGCCGGGGTCACCAATTAAACCAATGACTGGTCCTTCTGCAGCCGTGCCGTCATGTTTATGGCCCGATGTGTTATTAAAAGCAGCTAAAATTTGGTCAAATTCATCGTTGGAATCTGCTGCGTTAATAACGTCGCCGTCAGTGTAAGTCGATTGTCTAGTGTAACCTGCCATGTGTTATCTCCTTCCTCCGGGAGTAAATTCTAGTTGGTAACCTTTTAAAGATATAGGGGCTGCGCCTTGATTGTCATCGAGACGAACCGCAACCGTAAACCCGCCCCCTTCGATGCTTTGACGAACTAGAGGTGTACCGCTTGAACCGTACACGGCTGTTCCGTAAGTAGAAGTAGTAAAACCGTAGATAGCAATCGCTGCACCTGTGGTTAGTTCGTATTCGTTTGGCTGTGGTACGCCCGATGAATTAAAATCGTACCGAATCCGAAACTTTGAGTTAACCGTTCCTTCGTTATCGTAGTTCCAGATAATCCGCTGCATGAGCTTTCGGATACCTGCGTCGCCCATCGTAAAGTCAGGAGAACGATAAATAGCCTGAATGTTGGTTCCGTCGAAGTCATCACCTGTTTCTTGCTTGTAGACGTAACCATCGTAACCACCATGCAAGATTGTTTCAGTGCCGCTGATAAACCCAGACACGCAACACGCTGCTTTAATACCTTTAAGGTCAGCATATTCCCAGCCCATGCCACCTTCAACACCTGCCTTGATTACGCCGATGACACCCGGTGCGCCAGCCGTAGTTCCCGTATCATCAGGAAAGAACAGCCTGTATTGACTCTTGTTTCGAATAACAACAGAAGAGATGCGGTCTTTGTCGATGTTGTCGAGGCGGGGCTGTATCTGTTTCGATACAGTTCCTAGCTCGATGTCACCAATCTTTTCAGTACCAGCGATGGTTCGCAAACCGTCCGGAGCCAAGTATATAACGTCCCCTGCTATCTCTTGAACGCTAAAGCCGTCTACGCAACCGATGCTTCGTGTGACAGGTTGCATCTGGAAATCGGCAACCGACGAACCTGCAAGAAAGTAAATTTGGTCTTCGCAAAAAATGAAAAGACGGTCACGAAAGACTTTTAGTTTCTTGACGGGGCTTTCGACGCGAACCGACCCTGCCCCATTCGCCGTTGAAAAGTCCGTCTCATCAAACGGAGACGTAAACACCACTTCCTGCGGATTTGCCGACATACCTGCAAAAAACACGTGACTTTTAAACACAGCCACGAACTGAGGGTTCGCAGGTGCGCCTGTAGCGTTAATATCTGTAACCGAACTGTTATCGTACACTGAAGCATTGTTGGCTCCATCACACCAGATAACTTTTTCAGTGTTGTTAAAATTAAAGTTTGCAAAGTCAAAACGTCCTGCGCTAGTTCTTCCGGTGTCTATGCTTGTCCAACCGCTACCCGTACCCTTGTAAACCGCCGTACCCTTAGATGCAATCACTTGATTTTGATAGACGTGAACCCCAAGAATAGTTCCTGTCGAGCCGCCAACTTGGTTCGTATCGTACTTTGCGAACCCGTTGATGCGTCGATAGCCCCCGTTGATGTCCGGCTCAAAGTTTTGCAACTGAAGAGCAGCACCCGGAGGAATGGAGAACGTGTCCTTGTCGAGGACCAGACCGCCGCCTAATCGAACAACTGCAGGGCTGATTAGCGATGTTTCTGGCATTAGACAGCCCTCATGTAGTCCTTGCGATTGATTAGTTCGACACGCATCCGGCTCAAGCC